ACATCTTTAGCCCGAATTATTGGAGCCGAAAAAGCTGGGGCTGCTAGGATCAAAATGAAAAAGGGAATCTGCCAGCCAAATTGCTGGTCAAATTCCCTGTTTGAATCCCTGGGTCAAATTACTGGGTTGAATTTGGTTTTGAAATCGCTGACTTGAATCCAATAGCTTCATGCCGCTCCTGTAACTTGGCCCAAGCGTAGATCAGAGCGGACAGGTCGCGGGCGGACACCGACACCTTGCCTTTGGGTGTGCTCCATGCGGCTCGCTCGAGCCGCTGGAGGAATTGATTGGTCATGGGCTGGATTTACTTGATGAATTGCGAGCAGTGAAGTTCGTGTTCGTGCAGAGCATTAAAAACATCTGAGAGATGCTGGTAGATTTCCTCACGTTGCCTGACCGCTTGCATCCATGCCGCTGGGTTGCTGTGGACGTAATAGTCGCGGGCGTTGAAATCCACCGCTTTCAATGCGGTCATAGCGTCCTGCACGGCGCGACGTGCATGGGAGTAATCGTCTGTCAAACTTTGAGCTGAACTGCCGTTGCTGTGGATCGTTGGCAGGATCGTTGATTTTGTATTCATGGCTGGCTTATTTATGGGTTGGATTTACTGGTTGTGTTAATGGTTCGCGAATGGCGCACCCTGTAACCACCCCGTTAAGGGTGGTTAGGAGGTAGGTCAATTTGCTCTGGGTGTGATGTCACCCCCCTGACGTGCCGCTGTTTTGTAGGCCGAAAGATAAGGCTCAATCAACGTGCCCATTTCATTTTTAGGAAATTTGACAAGCAGCTTTGTTAGACCTCGACGTTGGATCTCGCGGAATAACTCAACAAGGTTTTTCACTCCTTGTTCTTCATCGTCAAACTCCGAAAAGAAATGATCAGGATCAAACATTTCTAAGCACTGGCAGCGGTCACCCGCACAAATTAATTGCGATTTCAAAAACCATTGTTTCGTAGTGTCGCAACGATCCGCGCCGAGTTCCTGTAAAGCTGTAATATGCCCTTCTTGATCACTTTCTAGATCATCGACGCGAGCAATTAAAGCTACGATTGCCTCATATGCCGTAACTCGCTTACCGTAGATGGAAAAACCGCCGATAGTTTGACGTAAAGAGGTCATGCTGCACCTCCTGTAAGTGTGCTGGGCGTGAACAGGCGAGCCTGCCGAATCGCCTCGGTGGCGTGGTAGCGCATCATCGACTTAATCGGGGTTAGCGCGGGGGTTTCGGTTCGCGCATCTCGGAGGAAAACTAGCGCGGTGCGGTAAGCCTTGGCTTGGTTGAGGGAGCACCAGCTCCAATTGCACTCAATGATCTGGGCGCGGGTGATGCGGGGTGGTTTATTCATGGTAGTTAACGCGGTCGGTGCGGTTGTGGGTGCGGGATTCGGTGTCGAGTTCCGCCATATGGTCGATATCCGCCTCGGTGAGGCGGCGGGCGTCGTAGATCGACGCGATTGCGGTGTGGAGCGCGTAACGAGCATACTCCGCTCGGCGTTGTTCGTCGCGGGCTTGTGCGGCCTCGCGCTCGGAATGGTTTCGGGTGTGGCTTTTCATGATGGGATTTTGTGGGTTGACTTAACGGGTTGAGTTGACTGAACGAAAGGGAGGTTGAGTGAGGTAAAACGATAACACAAGTTAAAATGTTGCATGACCATTATCCAGTAGTGGATCTACTGGGTCAAATTAGCGGGTCAAATTGCTGGTTGAATTCACTGGTCGAATTTGTCCGTCGAATTCACGGATCAAATTCACTGGTCGAATTGCTGGGTCAAATTGCTAGTCGAAATCATGGGTCAAATTCCTAGATCAAATTCCTAGGTCAAATCCTCTGGTCAAATGCAGGCAATCCTTGGCCCGCCGCTGGCGAGCCTAGGCGAACGCATGGCCGCGCCCGCGCATGGCCCGAAAACGGGCAAGGACGGACGGGAAACGGGCAAAGAAAAGCCCCGCGCTGCGATGCGCGGGGCTTGTGATGGATTGGCGTTATTCGGTCATTCGTTTCCCTCCGCTTTGCGAATCGCGGCAGTTGCGTATTCCGATATATCCCCTCCGCGATGACCGTGCATGACCGCGACATAATCGGAAATTGCTTTAAGAGCAGCAAGCAAATCAGGCGCGGCGGCAATCAGGCGAACGTTTGCCTCAACCTCACTTTCAGGCAAAGCAATTGGCGTAATTTCACAAATCCGATTACACCCGTCATTCGCGCCTACCGTTGCGACGATTCTACCGTAAGAATCTTTCGCGTAGAAATAAGCTTTCCACGGCCCTTGTGTGTGTGTGTAAGTTTTCATTTCAGTGAGTTTTATAGGTCACGTTAAACGTCTCTTTTGACCAGCAAGCGCGGCAATTGCCGCAAATATTCCCCTGACGCGAAGCAGGACAAGAGAACGCTGTTTCGCACGCTCCGCTTACTTGCACGCCGCACCGTTTCGCGAGCGTTTCAGGGGCCGCACCGTCTACCATCAGAGCGGAGAACCGCACGGTTAGATTCTCGGGGATAAGACCACCCTTTTCAATAAACTCGCGAACCATAGAATATTCCCGTGTCGGCAACCAATGGCGCACGTTAGGCGTCAACCGTGCGATTTCGCAGATCTTCCCGAAATGCGCCACGCTCTGCAGATCGCCAGAATCGTGCCAACGGAAATACCCGCTCTTTTCTACGGCATTGATTGCGGCGACCATATCCGCCACCCACTTGCGGCCCCGTATTGTCTTGAAACGCCGTTCTAAGGCATTCTGCACGTTGGGAAACGAATAACGGCCCTTAAGAGCATAACAGATGGAACAAATGGAATTTTCCACCTTCCGCATTTTCCGCCCCGTTTTGCAATGACGGGCCGGAATTGAATAGCCATGACAAGGCATTTTACTAGGGGCGGAAAATCCGCCCACGGCGTCGAGCAACTGAGTTTGTGTGATCATTTTTATACGGGTTTATTTTACGGGTTTGGTTTCGCTCCCCATTAGAGGAAAGCGGAAAGGAAAAGAGCGGTAGCTAGGCAAAGGAGAAACAACGTTCCTCCGATAATGTCGTCACGGTCTGTTTGATTTAGTTTCACGCCGTCACCCTGACTCTCTCTCCCCATCCTTGCAACTAATTAACACACCTCCCCATCCTATTCCTTCACTCAACAGCCATGCTAATAGTTAACATTGGCCTTGCTAATCTCTCCTTACATTCGCAATTTCCCCCTCATGCAACCTATCGCATCTGCCATCTCCCCTCCCCTCCCGTCCGTTCCTTGCGCTCCCGTCCGTTCACGACGCATCGGGCGTCCTACTGGCAAGACTAAAGGCGGCCAGGCGTCATGGGTAAAGCGCCTGCTTTCATCCGGCAGGATCCGTGAAGCCTACGCCTACGCCACTGCCCACAACCTGCTGCCACTACTGGCAGGCGTGCCACTGCCAGCGGCCCTGCCACCAGGGGGGGAGGGGGTCACGGACGGCGGCGGGGATAATTATAACTATAAATCCACCCAAGAGGTACGAATTTTGCAGTCAGGAGGAAAGCTGACGTTGGGAGTAGCGGCTATTAGGGAAGTGGCAGGAGCTATAGCCTTGGCAGAAGAGGGAGGCTTGGTAGGCGGAGCAGCTGCCAGTGGTGGTAGTTGTGCGGCACAAGAGACGGCACAAGAGCTTCACTCCCCTGACGGGGAGTTGGAGGGGAATAGGCAGTTTGGTCAAGCAGATATAGGAGCGGAAAAAGTTGCTTCTGCTAGTGCTTGGGGGGAGTCGAGATGGGTAGAAGAAGGAGAAGCGATTGTGGGCAAGGTGTGCCGTAACAAGCAATACAATGAGCTAAGATTGCCTGGGAAGGATGGTGGGGGCGAGGGGTGGACTAAGGTGGGGAACTGGCAGTGGAGGAATGGGCTGGTGAGGGGAGAGCGAGTGTGGGTGAGGCGGGTTTGGGTGAGTGGGGATGACACGGATGCAGAGTATGTGGTGGTGAGGCGGATGGATGTGAATGAAGGCGTGGAAGCGGAACCTGTGGCAGAGGTTGTAGCTGCGCCTGAACGTGAGCCTGTGACTGAGGCTGTAGGCGCGGCAGCAGACGCCGTAGACACCAGCCATGTGCTGCCTCAGTTCTTGAAGCAGGATACGGTGTTTCCTAGGAAGCCTGAGTCAGCCGATGAGTACATTGCCCGCATCAGGGAACAAGCTTCGCAATGGGCTAATGGTCTTGCTCCGTAAGCCCTATGGCTAAAGGAGTCAAAGTTGATGGCAAGCATGGCAAGGCGACTTACAGCCCGCAGAGGTTAATCAATTCTGTGGCGATGGCTACGCTGGACGGGAGAGGATTGGGCTTGAAGAAGCATCCCTCTCTGGGTGATGTGACGGTTGATGATCGCAGGGTTCTGCAACGTATTGTAGGAATTACCGTGGAAGAATTTAATCAAAGACTTATAGGCAAGCTGGATACCTTGGCGGATAAGATTGTGGACCGGATGCTGGAAACAGTAGACGACACACCTTTGAACACGCTGGGGTTTAACCTGGCGGTAGCCATTGACAAACGGCAACGCATTGCCGGTCTGAACGCTACGCAAGGTGCCAACGTTAACATCCAAGTTAACAACTATGGCTCTCTGAGCAAAGAGGAGATTGTCGCCCGCTTGAGTGGCAAGACGGGCGTGCCTACGATTCAGTCAGCCCCCGTGGACATTGGTAACTGCAATGACATCGATGCTAAGATCAGCAAGAAGACAGGGGCTGTTAAGGACTAGGCGGGCTTGCCTGTCTTGATAGCCTTGCGGAGTTTCTTTACTTCTTCCTGTAGCTTCAGATGGTCTTCTGCAAGTTTGTTGTAGGTATCCAGCAAACCAAAGAACGCCTCTGCTTGACGGCCAGCGTGCCACCGTTGTTCAGGAGTAATTACTTTGTAGTCAGCATTCATGGTCAGTTGCGGCTGTTGTTATTCTTTTCCTTGGCCTCTTGGTTCTGTTTGATCAGTTGAGTTTTGATTACGGCTAATTCCTCTTTGCGCCAAGGCTCTGACAGCATTTCCATGAGCTTGGGCGTTTCAATGGGCAGCGTCACTTTGGATTCGTGGCCCAGTACCATCAGGGTATCCATCCAGATGTCGTAGCCAGATTCCCGCGCCAGTTTGCAGAACCCATAGTCCTCCGACAAGTAGGCATTGGGTTCGTCGTAACGGACGGACAGTTCACGCTCAATCCGCATCCGCAACTTATCATCATTTTTGCACTCGATCAGGGCATTCTTGATTTGCTGCAAACGGTAACTCGGAATGTTGCGCCCTTGGAGTTCCATAGGGAACAGTTCAGGGATAGAGCGCGGCGCACGATTAGGATCGAACAGCATAGCCACCCGATCTGGATTGTCATAGGCAATAGCTTTGAACACGCCTACCTTGATTTTAGAAAAGCCAATGCTTGCGCGTTCTACTTTCTGCAATCCTTGCTCGTCAGCCACCTCATCAGGTAACGGCGTAACGTGCCAATGCGTATCCAAGGACCGAGAGGCGTAGACGGACGTGACAATATCTTTGTCATGCCCGATCAGCCGCATTAACGCACTGTCAGTGACATCAACCCCGTTGCGTTGGGCCAAGACATCCTTGTCCCAGAAGATGACTTCATCAAAGTTGTTCTCGATAGCATAGGCTGCAATTTCGTTGCGAGCAATCTGCACCGCAGGCCCATCCAGCAAGATCCAGTCTAGTTTCACATCAGGAATCTTGGCGGAAGCCATAACTAGGCTGGTCCGAAAATAGGATTTAGGAATGTCGCCCTTGAGCGGAGTTCCAATGAGGATTCGTTTAGTAGCCATGCAATAAACCTGCAATGATTACTCAGGCTTTGAAGCTAAAAATCTACAGCATCTGTCGTTATTAGCGTTTCTAATACCTGCTGTGTTGATAAAAAGAATCATTGGCTATTGCAAGAAACCGTCCTCACCCTGCCCAATGATCACCCGCACCAAAATTAACGAATGGTTAGTGGAACCGGACATTGAAGGCGCAAGGGAATACGCCCGTCTGTCAGTCAGTGCAGAACCTGAAGGCATCAACATTGACGGCCAAGGAATCATCACTTGGAAGCAGTTAAAGATAAGCCGTGTGGCTTATGCAACGGTGATCAAACCTCTCAAAAAGAAGAAATAATTTTATTATGGCACTTGGCGATGTTCATTACTGCGATGATTTTAAACCTGACTTTGGAATCCCGTGGGTTTCTAACCCACCCGATTCAGTTCTGATGAGTTGGCCTAAAGAGAAGCTTGCCGAGTACTTGACGTTCCGTGAGCAACGCAATCACGACGCTTTGATGAATCCGGTAGGTGCAGGTTGGATTCTCCCGTCATGGCAGACCATGATGAAGAACTGGGACAAGTACACCAACCATGTTATCCTTGGCGGCAACCGTAGTTCAAAATCAATGATTGCCTCCCGTCTGTGCGTCTGGGCGGCAGGGACAATCCCTGGTGCTGAAGTCCGCGCCTATCACGTTAACGAGGACAGGTCTATTGAGGATCAGCAGCGTATGATCTGGGACGCCCTGCCCGATGGCATTCGCAACTTGCCCACCAAGAAAGGACTTAACCATAGCGTCCAGTACTCCCAGAAGAACGGCTTTACCGACAACATTTGCATCCTTCCACCCGTTAATGGATTTCGTCGCGGAGGCAGCATCAAGTTTAGCAACTACCGTAGCTACCAAGCCGATGCCCAAGTAGCTGAAGGCTTTAAAGCGCATCTGATTTGGTGCGACGAGGAATGTCCGCAGAAGATGTTTGAGACGTTGCAATACCGCACTACCGACTACCACGGGCGCATTCTCCTAACGTTTACCACGCTCACGGGCTGGACACCCTTGGTGCAAGACATTCTTGGCAAGACTCGCACACTAGAGAAACGCTTTGCTCCACTGGTAGGCCGCGAGCTTCCTGTCGTTCAAGAATCGTTGTCGCGTCCTGGAACGATCATCTATTACTTT